AAAGAATTTTGCTTGGCCAATCTTCATCATCAGGATCATGCGGCTATTCTTTAGTTTCATAAATAATATCTACATGACCTGCTTCAACAAGAGAAGTAAATGTATACCATGCTGTTTCGTCCGCTAAAACACCGCCCCAACAAATAATTGGTTTGTAAGCATTAAAATATGCATTTGGTAATTCATCAGTTAATTGGAACTGCTCATCATCATGCCAATCATCTACTTGAACTTGCCAATAATTGTTACCGATTAAGTTTTCTTCATCCACCTCATCCGTATAATATCTAATTTCAATGCTAAACGGAGCAGGATCATATAAGATTTTATATTCACTCTTTAAAACATCTGGTGAGTAAAGATTTTCATCTTCAAGATACCATAAATAGTTTAAACCTTCTTTATAGAAACTTACACCAGATATTGCGGATTGCGGTCTGAATTGATTAAAATTAATATGTTTTTCAATAAACTCGCCATCTGCAAATTGAGTTTCATCAAGAGATAAGGTAACTTCCCCAACCTTCTCATAAGACTCAAGTTTATTAAGTGGGGTAATACCAAAGACCTTCCGCCAATAAGTAACCTTAGTTGTATAAACTTGCGGATTCTCAACCTCTGTATATACAATAGTATAAGGTGAGTGTTCTAAGATACGTCTTAGTGTTACTTTTGTTTCAGGATATTCATAATTAACTTTATGATTATCCGGTTTATATTTTAATAACGGAACTATCTGTCCAAAAGTAGGAACTGATAAGAAATCTTTTTCAGTAAGTTCAATCACATCTGATGCGATTAAGTTATTTTCATCATCTGCGCTATCTCTATAATAATTAACGGTAATATTATAACTAATACTTTCATAATTAACATGGAATGTAAAGTTATTTACATTATCAAAATTAATTACTCCAATATCAGCTAAATTAACAATCGTACCACTGCCGCAATAGTTAGGTTGAAAATCATCCATAAATAAATTGGTGCTTTCAATCCAGTTACTATTTTCTGTGAAATCACTACCTCTAAAGTAATAGGTAACTGTATTAAATAATACGTTATCTTTATAATAATTTACATAACATTTTCCAATCTTATGCTCTGGATCATCATCTACTACATCAGGGTCATCCATGATATTAAAACTATTTAATCCAGTTACATCTTCAAAGAAATTCTCTGTAATCTTATCGTAAAGACAATTACTTGGAGCAATCTTATCACCAATCTTATCAAAGAAAGCAACAGGGACAAAGTCACGAATTAACGTTCCGTCATAATAAATTTTACAACTCTTAATACCAACACCTGCAATACCGCCTTTATAAGAACCGTTATAATCACAAGCAAATAAATAAAGCGGGAGGTTCATTGGTACATGATTAGATTGAACTAAATGTGTAAAAGTAATAGTACCATAACTGTACCCTTCTCTTGTAGAAGAAGAAATACCAGTATTAGAACTAAAACCTTCAGATGCATTTTCTTCAACAATTAATTCTGGTGTGCCGCGGCCAGCAGCTACGTTAAATGTATTAACACCAGTCATTTCAGCCTTAGGACCGAATTGAGTATTATTACGATACTTAATATAATAATTACAATCCGCAGATACAGAACCGAATAAATAAGCATCTCCTACATTTACATTGTAAAGAGGTTCAGTGTCAAATACTCTGTAAGTATCTACTAAAACTGTTAATTTACTAACATCATCACAAGTTACTCCAGTATTGATATAAGCATGATTTAATGTCCAGTTTGTATATAAATTCTCAAACTCACCCATATCATTATGTTGTAAGAAAAGAATTCTATGTGGATAGTTAATTCCACTTGGATCAACTGGTTCACTTTCAGCTGTGTACACAATGTCAATAGATTCAACAGCTCTCAATGCAGAGAAATTAACTGGTCCAGTATATTGTACCTCACCATTGCCGCAATAGCTAGGTTTGAAACCATTAATATCTAATCCTAAATCAGTTAAAGTAGTATTAGTTGAAAAACTTAATACAGTATAATTTAAAGTATCTGATCCAATCCAGTTCTCATCAGCTACTTCATCTGTATAATATCTAACTGATGTGCTATATTGAGTTGCGGAATATAATACATTATATGTTCCTTGTATATCTTCAAAAGTTAAAATAGCAGTTGCGGATTCCCCATCTATAATACCATCATTATAATATTCAGGTTTATGAGCATTTAAGTCAAACAATGAAGCTAAAGTAACTCCACCGCCCACCTGTGATTCTTCTATTGTTATGATAGAAGTATTAATGGTACTATACATTGATGCTAACTCTTGTTTATACTTAATAACAATACTTTTAGTACGAACTACATCAACTTCTTTATATGCAATTTTAATTGGTGCATTTGCTAATAATGTAGCTAATTCAACAGCACCTTGATAAGAGTTATCTGCATCAAAAATATATCCTTCTGGACGTAATAAGTTAATATTAACAATCTGTGCAAGCGCAGGTGAATTTAAGAATTGAGTGGCATTAATTTGAATAGTTCTTGATTCAAGCTTTTCATCATCTTGATAATAATCAACAACTAAATCAAAATCTTTTGCACTATAAAATATTTGTAAAACACCCACATCAATTAAATCATCAAAAGAAGTAATTGAACCTTGTACGTTAAACAATCTTCCAGAATTATACTCTACAGTTAAATACCTATCTAAATCAATATTAACCGCCGCTAATATATCTTCCGCATTATCATAGCTAGTTTTATATTTAATTAAATGTGTATGAGTTGTAATTCTACTCCAATTTGGATAAGAACCATAAAAATATTCCACATACACGCGGTTTTCGGTTAATGGATAATTAATCTGTACTGACGTTGGTAAAGTTTCAAAAGTAAGTTCTGTATTAGAATCCATGTTAACTACAGTTCCAGAATTATAATACTTTTGAGGTTTATATAGGTCTTTATTAATAAAGTCCGTAATTTTTGCTCCGGGAAGAACATCACCTTCGCCGATAATATAAACAGTGGCGTCTTCAAATTCAAATTGACCGCTATCATTTTCTGTGTAGAATGTAACAGTTAATTCTTTTTTCTGTTCATTTGCAATATATTCATATCTAACTGTGAGATAAGGTAATGATATAAGACTTGTAAATGAGAAAACATATGGAGACGCATCGTTGAAATCTGTTAATACTCTAGTACCATTAGGTTTATTTCTTGAAAAATCAATTAAATCACCTAAACTATTTGCATTATCAACTTGTTCTTTTGTAAAATTAAGAACAGTATCCTCAATCCAAGCATACTCGCCATCTTCTTCTGCTTGTCTATAAAAGCTAACTTGCTTTTGATACACAATAGGAGCATAGTTAATAATTAAAGTACCAACATCTTTTAAATTAGAAAAAGTTAATTCCTTATTATTAAAATTAGCAATAACTCCACTCTGAAAATATTCAGGTTGATATTTATTTAATACAATCCCAAGAGAATCAAATGTAGTATTCTCATTAAAATCTGATGCTTTAATCATTACATCATCAGTAGAAAGTAAGGTATTGCCATTCCTATAATAAAGAACTTTTAATTTAAAATAATCAGTAGCAACAGTGTCAGTGGTATATACTTCTGTACCACCTCTTGCGTAATCACTCTACAAATTGAATGTTAAAACGAAATTACCATTCTTTAATCTGTTTTGTGAAGCGGCGCCCCGCATTGTAACATCAAATATCAAGTTAATATCATCAAATATGATACTAGCTTTCTTTAACATTGATGTTAACTTACTCATAACTAAGAAGGCTTCAGCTTCATCATCTTTTAATACTAAGAATTTAAGCTGAATATTTTTAAATTTATCTTGCTGTCTAATAAAAGTTGGTTGATTATCACCCTCCAACCAGTCTCTTGAAGTTTCAACCGTATTGCTCTGGATAACCCGATCATAAAGTTGAATTCCAAGAGTAGACAGGTCTATGCCATTAATTAGCATTAATTACCTCCTCTTCTTTGGATTTCTAATCCAATATGGTTTAATAAGTTATTCATTGACTAATCATCTTGCATAGAATAATCATTTATCGGCATTGGAGTTGACTCAATATGCGGTAAACCGCCATTAGAGTTTTGAATGTTCCTTCTGATATTCTATTGCATAGCTTGATTAGTATCTCCAATATTTGTGATATTCATTTTATTCCCTCAAGATTCCAAGATTCTAAAATGTTTTATTTCTTTCTTCTAAAGAAGCCTTTTTATAGCCGATATCCTATACTAATGTAAGCGGTTCAGCCTAAGAATTAAAAGCTTCTCTAATTGCCATAATCATAATATTTCCTTCTAATTCTTTTCTTTTCAAGTAACCCTAATAAATGAGATTAGCCTCATGTGGAGAGAGGTTATAAAAATCTTCAATAGACATTCCAACCTCTCCTACCAACACTTTACATAGCTAATCAAACTAAAGAGGGTCCATTTGTAAAATATACTATTTAATTTCATCAAATGAACCCTCAATATCGAAAGAATTAAAAAGAGAGAAAAGGATTATGCTTAAAGCATCTGGACAAGTCTTGTATACCTATTGCCAGTTGTCCTTCCTGTCAATAGCTAGAAAGAAAAGTTTCTATAAAAGAATCTCCTCGTCTTTCACATTATATAAAAAATCTTTTAATAGGGTTAAATACTTCAGACCAAATTTGAAGGAATAAATTTGACCATTTATCTCCCTTATTATCATTCTAAAGCGCCAACCCCCAAAAGAGTAATAGAATAAGTATAAGCCTTATTAAATGCGGCAGTGAGTGGCATATTGGTAATTAAAGCTTCGCCCTAATATTGTTTAAAGTTGTCAGTTAATTTAACCCTGATTTTCTATCCATCCTGAAATGCTTGTTCTAGGGCATCCCATGCTTCCTGATCCTTTATGAACACTCCGCCGCATCTTAAAGACCAACTTTTTAAGCCCGCAATGTTTTCCTCCCAGTCTCCATGAATCTGATTGGTGATTTTTATAGGAGACATTTGTCTATTTAATACACAGTTCTATTGGCCACCAATCACTTTGTCTCCAATGTAAAGAACTGCGTCTACTCCCTTATGCGGAGGTTTAACCATTTTCATTTTCAACCTCCTACTCCATTCCATTGCAATAGAAAGAGATAGTCAGGACACCATGTTTCCGCATTACCCCTGTAGATTTATCATCTAAAATGCGGAAGGTCTCGTTTACATACACTATTCCATCTATTGCATAGAACTGCTATAATTCATCAAATATTTCTGCTTCCATATCAAGTATCTATTGCTATCCATCGTATTCAGAAAAAATATGTACTTGATATCTAACAACACATTGATAATTCTTATTATATCTATCTCTATTTACTGTTGATAATCTAATTTCAATACAAGGAAATTTATCTTGTCTTCTCTTTGGATTATCAATAACTTGATAGTTTGCATATTTAGTAGAGAGTATTTCAAATAATTTTGTTTTAATTTTATTTATCATAAACTCTCCTTTAAATTATTTCAATATAAGAGGAGGGCGAACCTAGACTAAAAACAGGTCCGGCTTTATCATAGCCAATTTTCTATCCTCCAGAAAGCATATCTGCAAGTATTGAAAAAACTCCCCCAAAAACAGCTCCAAAAACACCCGCAAAAAAAGACTAAGCAAAAGTACCGTGACCCATCATTTCACTGGGGTCTTCAAAATCATTTACTAAAATGTCATGTAGTTCATCTGCAGCCTCTTGATAAGCAGCGTCAAATTCCGCGGCGGTTTGATCCCAAGCTTGTTCAAGAGCAGGCCCAAAATAAGGTTGAGCCATCATTTTCCAAGTTCCATATTCAACATATTGAGCATATTCAGTGTCTGCATAGCAAGATATACTCCAATCATCTGCCGATGCAGAAATTGATGAATATAAACGACCAGTGTTTATAGGTACTAAGGTAGTTGCCGCTTGGTAAAAAGCATCAGCAAATTCCGCAAAAGCGTCACTGTAATCCACTTCTACTGTAACTGTTACTTGTTCATCATTTATAAGAGTATTATTTTCGCCGTTTGCATCTGAATCTACTGGCATCAGTGCTGTCCCAGTGACTTCAGTTTGTAAACCTAAATCATCTCCGCTTATATATGCATATAATGCCATTATTCTTCCTCAATATCTTCTATATTTACTTCTATATAATTATCTGGGGTGTCCATACTCCCCATCCTGAGAGACGGGGAATATAAATGTACCTCAGTAACAACATTATCTTCATTTAATGCGTAATGAGGTTTCTTAAAATCTAATACTTTACCTTCATCCGCATATATAATTCTATCTCTTATTACCATATTAACCCTCCTGCGTAGGAGCGTCAACTTCTACGTAATTATCGATGCTATCTGTGATACCTAAGAACAATGTCTTAGAGTAAAGATGTTGCTGTACTGTTTTTTCTACTCCAGTATCAGGATCTGTCTCAACAGCAACATGAGCTGTTAAATCAGCCCAATCAAACACCTTACCTTCATCAGCATCGTATCTCTGTACTGTATATTCTTGTGTTTTCATTTCTTATCTCCTTAGGCTAATGTTACTGTCCAACCCTTTGCGGTTGCTACTGCTATTTCTGCGGCAGTGAGGTCTGCTATTGCTCCTCCATCTGTTGCAGATCCTTTGCTAGTAGCGTTTCTAAAAGTAATAGTATTTGATGCGTTACCGTATGTATCTAAAAATGCTTTTGTATCAGGAAGTGAATTAATAGTTCTTACCGCACTATCATGATTATATCTTGAATACTCAGGTAATGAGGTATACCATTCATCTTGATTCTTTAATGTTTCATATGAAGCAGCATCAGTAACTCTTTTACTAGAATCCATATAAGTAGATTGCCAACCTACCCCAGTACCAGCTGGAATAACTAAATTTTGCGATATATAATTTCTAGTATAAGGTTGATCATTAACATCTGTATCAAAAATAAAGTCTTTCATACTATACCAATAACTAGCGTAACTTTCCGGAAACATTAAATTTTGAGTAGATTGCCTTGGAGGTAATGGGACTCCCTCTAAAGACTGCAAACAATATAGTTGTTGTCCAGGATTGTTTAAAAAATCATAACTTGTAGTGTTTGATTTTGGATCCCACATTTTTTTCAAAATATTTTTAGGAAATTTTTTTAATTTAAAGCATCCTCCTAAAAAATTATTAAAAGAAGAACTTTGACTTCCGGTTGCTGAATGAATAAGCGACCAAACTTTATCATTTAAAAAATCAAAAAACCCCTAAGGAATCTCAACTAAATTAGAACAATTAGCTAAAAAACCCGACATCAGAACAAAACCTCTAGGAAAATCATTATTATTTAATTTATTTAATACATTTGATGACCATTGTATTGTCGGTAAAACACTTCCTTTAAAAGTATTAAACATACTATCTAAATATACATCCAAATCAGAAGCATTGTTATTTAATTCTATCTGAAAATTAGACCAATCATTAATTTCACAATTTTGAAAAAAATAACCCCATCCATATGTTCCTTTATGATCATTTATAATAATATGATTTTTTATTAGAGGCCATATTTGGGATATCATACTCCCCGCTAATGGCATATTTTTATTCCCTAAATCAATGATTATATCAGGAATTGTAGTCCCTCCGCCGCCTTCAATAGCAGCAATAGCATCGGCCATATCACTAGGATAATAAGTATCACTACTTCCATTTTGCTCTCTAATAGCATCGGCAATATCAGTAAGTGTACTATCATTAATTAATACTGTACTCATTAATATTGTACCTCCTCTGCATTAGTAAGATTAACAGAAATAACTCCATTTACAATACTAATTCCTGTACCTGCGGTATAAGTAGCTCCTGCCCCATCCTGTCCATCTTGACCATCATATACATTAAAATCAGTATTACGAGAATCTCCTGCCCCATAACTAAATGCGACATTATGTCCTCCGGTTATCGAAGTCACTGTAACAATAGGTGTAATACCATCCTATCCACTGCCTCCGCTGCCAGTTGCGGAAATCACTCCATTAGTAATTTCAATACCAGTTCCCGCTGTATATGTCGTATGTTTAAATAAAGGAATTACTTTATTACTCCATGCGCTATATTGATTATTATAACCATTATACTAATAAATACGACCATATATATTATCAAGGTCCCGGAAAGAGTCACCAAGACCCAAGAAATAAATAAATAATCTTGTTCTATTATTAGAATTTTCAGTTATTCCCCATTTTCTATCTGGGTCTAAATCAAAATACGCATATCTTATTATGTCGGAAGAAGTTGTTACTATATTGGAGCCAGAACCAGTTCTCCAAGAAAAAACTACACTTCCATCATAGGAAGAATCAGTTGGAATTCCAACTTTTGGGAGACGTACATATCCATAAGTATTTACAGGTATATTTTCCAATTTTGATGGATAAAACATTCCAGTGTTAGGAATTGCATCTCTCAAATCAGTCTCTGCATAATTAAAATAAGTTAAATTATTAAAAATACCTGGTTTAATATCTCCACCTGTTCCATCTTGACCATCCATTACATCAAAATCAGTATTTCTTTGATCACCAGCACCATAATTAAATGCTATGTTGTGACCACCAGTAATTGAAGTTACTGTTACTGTTGGAGTAATACCATCATCTCCATCGGTACCATTTGTACCATTTGTCCCTGCGGGACCTTGCTCTCCTTGAGGTCCAGTCGCACCTGTTGCACCATCTTGACCGTTTGTTAAATCAACTTCAGTAGTGCCAGCAATATCAGTTACCGCTAAATGATAACCATTACTTGTTTGTGTTACAACAACAGAAGGTGAAAAACCATTATTACCAGTATCTCCCTTTTCACCTTTTGGACCCTGAATACCTTGCGGGCCGGTCTAACCTGTATCTCCTTTTGGTCCTGTATCACCAGTATCCCCTTTTGGACCTTGAATACCTTGTGGACCCTGCTATCCTTGAGGACCAGTTTCACCCTGTGGTCCTTGTATCCCTTGAATACCCTGAGGTCCTTGAGCTCCGGTTGCACCAGTGTCACCCTTATCTCCCTTATCACCTTTATCTCCTTTAAGAGAAGCTTTCTGCTCAGGAGTTAAAGATTCAAAAGTAACAGCACCATCTTCACCTTTTGGTCCTGCTTCACCGGGGTCTCCTTTGTCGCCCTTATCGCCTTTTGGCCCTTGAGGTCCAGTCTATCCTTGCGGTCCCCGCAATCCTTGGTTACCATCATCACCTTTTGGTCCTTTTAATGAAGCTAACCACTGTGCTTCAGTCCCGCTAAATCCATTTTCAACAGCAACTTCGTAAGCACTTAATCCATTGCCTACGACTCTAATAAACCCCAGTTCTTCGCTATTCTCTGCCTGGGTTGGGGTAATATTCTTTAACGAATAAAGAGTTGCGGTAATATCATTTGCCATCAGTACGTTACCCCCTAAACTATCTTAATCTTAGCTGGGCCAACAACAGTATCAACCCAACCTGTTTCTGTGTCTAATTGTATATCATAAAAATATGTGCCTTTATCTAAATTAGTATCTTCTGAACTTAAATAGATAATAGCCATATTGTTGTTAGTAAATTCAGTAATCACTTTTTGTACAAGAGGTGTTTGTGATTCTTTTTCTTTTGAGATTGTAAAAGTAATCTTATCCCCTTCCCGCAGTTCATAGTTATCAAGAGCCACAGAAAAATAGGCGGTATCCTTTTTTACAATCGTAATCTTGTTGTTTTCATCAACTGTATACATTGATTACCTCTTTTCTTCAACCAGTATAGAATGTACAAAGCGGCGATGCGGGTTACTAAATCTTAAGGAATAGTTCTTATCTCTAAAAATATATTTAGCATCTTTCTTAAGCTATTCCCAAGAGAAAACAATCAAAACCTGCTATCCATTCAAACCATACTGTCCTGCTACTTCAGGATTAGTATTTAAAGAAGCATTACAGATGATCTCTCTTTGAACTGGATCGCCAACCTTGCGGCGGCCACCGCCATTATCATCTTCATACTATTGAATGTTTTCAATTAATATATCTCGCATTACCATATTATATACACCTAATCTTTCTGTGTTTTGTAAGTGTAGATATAATATTTTTACTATATCCATCAATATAGCTCTCATTAACGCCAGAACCGGAGACTGAGGATAAACCCTCAGTCCCCATAGCGTTGTATTTCTAAATAACCATGCTTATTACTGCGGAATCTAATTTCTTATTATATTCGGAAAGATTACAAAAATCAATTGCTTCATCTTTGCACATACTAATCAAGAGATCAAGTAACTCATCTTTACTTTCATCATCTTCATTAATTCCTAATAATAATTTTATTTTATCCAGCATGATTAAACTCCTTTATCAAATTAAGGATTTGTAGTTCCGCCTTGAGTACCTCCACCTTCGGTACCTCCGCCTTGAGTTCCGCCTTCGGTTCCTCCACCTTGAGTACCTCCGCCTTGAGTTCCACCACCAGCAGCGGCAGCACCAGTTGTAATCTTAACAACCTTAGTAGCATCAGTAAGAGCAACGAGGGCTACTTTACGAGCAAATACTTTATTGTTACGGTAGTTGGCATCTCTTTCCTGTTCAATTTCAGAACCTTTCTTAATGAAAAGAGTAACTGCTTCAGCGTTAGCAAGGAATGCAGTATTTTCAGGAACTGCCTTAGAAACAATTACAGGAACACCACATACTGTTCCAATGTAACCAGTTCTTACGAAATCTTCAACATATTTAAGGTCATCACCAAGAGCCTTTCTAACTTTGGCTTTGTCGCCTGTGTTGATAAGAATGAAATAACCTGTTTCATCTTCAAGATCTAATTTAGCAATAGCATCAACAACAGCATCAAATGTAAGTCCTGTTGCGGAAGCGTCATATGTAATAGTAGCCTTACCAAATTCCGCAATCGCTTTTCTTGTAAAGTCATTTGTCATGCGGGTT